AACGGCACGAGCTGGGTGGAGGGGCCTCTCCCGGCGAGCTTCACGGGCCTCGTGCGGTTCGATATCTCGCTGAACGCTGGTGACGCGTTCACGGGCGTCGAACTCCTCCCTCCCTCTCCGACGTTGGCGGTGATTCCGACTCAGACGGTGCCGCAGCGCGGCTCCGAGACGGTCGACCTGAACGCCACCTACACCGGCCCGGTGTCGTGGAATGTTGCCGTCGTTGGGCTGAATGCGGACGTGCAGGACGACACACTCACGCTCTCGGCAGAGTGGGCCGCGGGCGATATCCCTGTGACCGCTACGGTGCGTGACCAGTGGGGCCGCACCGCCTCCAGGACGTTTACGGCGCAGGTGGAAGCCCCGGATTGGGAGCCTCCGCAGCCGTCGCGCTATCCGCGGGTGCCGATCATCCTCGGCACTGGGAACGACCAGGTCGCGATCATCGACAGCCTGTCGGCGGTCGCGACGAGCGAGGTCAACGGGGAACAGTACTTCGAGTTCACTGTGCCGGTGAAGCACCGCCGCGCTGGCGTGCTCGCACCCGAGCTGCAAGTGTCGGTCGCGGGCGACCTCTACAAGGTGCGCCGCATCGAGACGGCCCGTGAATCGCGTGTGCCGGTCTATTCGGTGTACTGCGAAGCGCTGTTTTATGACCTGGCGTATGCGGGTCAGATCGACGGCCGTGAGTTCCTACAGACCACGGCCGGGGATGTGCTGGCGCTCGCCCTGGAGGGCACGGGCTGGACTATCGCCGCCGTGAACGTCACCACGCGCAGGACGTACACAGTGGAGGATTGTTCCCCGCTCGAACTGCTTCGTACGGTGCAGGCGCAGCATGGCGGCGACCTGCTGTTCGACAACGTCGGCAAGACTGTTTCGCTCGTCACGCGCTCCGGCCGTGACGTGGGCGTGGCGTTCTTCTATGGCCGCGGCCTCACCGAATCACAGCGGGTGGTAGATACGACAAGCCTGGTGACGCGCATTTATGCGCGGAACGAGGAGGGCGTGACCATCGCGTCGGTGAACTCGGGTGTGCCGTATGTGGAGGACTTCACGTGGACGAGCGAGGTGCGGGAAGCGACCTATGATTTCGCGTCCGGTACGTCGCCGTTCACGATGCTGTCGATGTCGCAAGCCACGCTCGCGAACCGCTGCAAACCCTCGTACAGCTACAAGTTCACAGTGGCCGACCTCTCCCACCAGTCCGGGCAGGAGATTGACCGGTTCGATGTGGGCGACACCGTCACCGTCGTTGACGACGAGCTCGGCATCCGTGAATCGCAACGCATTGTGTCGGTCGAGCACGACATTGTGCAGCCGTGGAAAACGAAGGTCACGCTCTCGGGCAAGCTCCGAGAGTTGGGCAAGGACTCGTCCGATCAGGCGGGCGCGCTCACGACCGGCGCGAACAACCGGGCGTTCGATCTTGTGCCGTTCAACCTCCTCAAAAACGGGCGGTTCGACAACGCGCTGGCGCACTGGGCTAGCTCTGGTGTCGAGATTGTCGACGGTGCAGGCACCGGCGATTACGCCGTCCGGTTCGAGGGTGAGGGCACGCGCTGGATTGAGCAGACCGTCAATCCTGACAACCGCAGTGAGTATGCGCTGTCGATGCACACCCGCACCACGGGTGGGGACGTGCCGCCGCTCAGAGCGCTCGTCACTGTCGAGTACGAGGACGGCACGACCGAAACCATTCCGGTCGAACTCACCTAGGGGGCGTCATGCAGGGCACGTTCCGCACAGGGTCTAAGCGCATCAAACGCATGGTGCTCCGGCTGGAAGGCAGCAACGTCACGGTGACGGACGTGATGCTCCAGCCGGGGCGCAACCCCTCCGGCTGGTTGCCGCACGTGACGGAGTTGCCGTGGATTGCGGGCGTCATTTCAGGAGGGTCGAACATGGATCAGGACGTGATCGAACGCTTCGAGCAGCTCGAGTCGCTCACACTCATGCAGGCCGCGCTGCTGCAATCCCTCGGGGTGAAGGTCGAAGACCTCGAACAAGGCGGCGGCGGGATCGATCAGCAGGCGATCTACGACGCTTATGTGGAGACGCGCAATGGCTGATTTGAGAGATCTTGCGATCCGTACCGCTGAGGACGTGAACGAGCATGCGGCGCTGATCGCGGGCAAAGCAGATATCTCGCATGTGCATACGGCGGAGGACATTACCGCGGGCACGCTCGCCGCCGCGCGCCTCCCCGCCGCCTCCACCAGCGCGCGGGGTGGCGTGCAGCTCGCGACGAACACGGAAGCGACGGCAGGCACCAACACGGTGAAGGCGGTCACCCCGGCCGGGTTGAAGGCGAAAGTTGACCCGCTCGAAGCTCGCGTCTCCACCGTCGAGGCCGGGCAGGGCGGTTCCTCGCTCACGAACGTCATGGTCACCAACGGTGTGCCGACTGGTTCCGCACCGGTCGGGTTTTGGGCCATCGACGCCACCACGGGCGACTACTACCAGATGGAGTAACCAATGGGCTGGCTACGAACCAGGCGGCAGACCACGGGCGTGCGTGACGTTACCTCGCTCTCGGAGTCACCGATCACGTGGGCGCGGCTACTGCGCTCGGTCGACAACATCGACCTGTATTTGCAGAACGTGGACGACACTCCCGCGAACCAGACGATCATGACGTTGCCGCCGGGGTTCCGGCCGGGATGGACGCGACGCCTCACCTCATCAGCGGCGACCGGGTACGGGTATGTAGACCAGTCGGGCCGGGTGCGGCACTCGACCGCGATCACGAGCCCGACCATCATCTACGGCCTGTTCACGACAGCGAATCCGTTCCCTGACACTGATCCGGGGGTGCCTGGCTAATGGCATGGCTGCGCAAGAGCGACACTGGTTGGCGTGACGTCACCTCGCTGATCACGCTCGACGTGACCTCGGGGCGGCTGCTCGTACGGCGGCGTCGTGATGACTTGACGCTGGTGCTGGATGACCTCGCGATCGCTAACCCGCCGTCGAACAACAACATGCCGTTGCCTCGGCTCCCTGTCGGTATGCGGCCGCTGTTTCGGCTGCGAGGTGACTGGTATCCATCGGTCGGGTATGCGGCGGGCGGTTCGCTCGGCGTGACGCCGGCCGGCTATGCAAATTTGTACTTCGCTTCGGCGGATGCGCCGATGTCGGCAACGATCCGGGCAGAGGTCTCGGGCGCGTTCCCTGCCGTGTTCCCTGGTGTAGAGGCGGTGCTGTAATGGCGTGGCTGTTGAGGCGATCCCGCTCGACGGGCTTGCACGACGTCACCGCGCTGATTGACGCGCCGGTGGCTGCGGGAACGCTCATGATCGAGCGGGTGGGCGATGTCACCTATCTCGAAGCGGACGGGCTCCGCTTGGGCGACGTGAGTGGCCGTATCGATCTGTTGCCGTCTGGGTCGCTCCCTGCAGGGATGCGGCCTCTCGGGCGGTCGCGTTGGCACAACATCCTCACGAGCGATGGCAGCCTGCGCCGCACGGCGTTCTCGCCTGCAGGCTGGGTGCCTATGTACTTCACTGCAGCGAACGATTTGCTGCACTTCACCGTGGGCACGCCGACTCCTGGCGAGTTCCCTTCGACAGCGCCGGGGGTGCTGCTCTAATGGCGTGGCTTCGACGCTTCGGCAGTTTCAACACCGGCTGGGTTGACGTGCCGATCGGCACGGGTGACGGCTGGTGGCTCGACGGTACCGGCACTGTGCAGGTCCGTCGCCGCGGCGGCTCCGATCCCGACCTCGACATGCTCGACATTCGGTTCACGAACGTCGGAGTACTCCCCGACGCGCCCGAGTTCGGTTATCTGACCCCGGCAGGGTTCCTCCCAGATGGGTTCCGCGTGTGGTCGCCCGAGCGTGCCGCGATCAACCTCGGCAACGTGAACGGTAACCGCGAGTACCGGATCCGCATCATGCAGAACTCGCGGCTCCTCTTGCAGCGCGGCGGCGATCAGCCGGGCACCGGCGTGCAGGCGATCCAGGGCACGCTCTCGCTGCTCGCGTACGCGGCACGACCAGGAGGCTACTAGTGGCTTGGCTGAAACGCACGCCGTCGTGGCGGCTCATTGACGAGCTGTTCCAGAACGTCGAGTCAGTGAACAGCATCCGCGTGCGCAGAACGAACAGCGGGCAGATCGACTACTCGTTCAACGGGCTGAAGCTCTCCGCAACGGGCGGCATCATCGTGGCCTGGGGCTCGCTGCCGGTCGGCTACCGACCGAACTTCGCGCAGTACGCGGGCCTGCAATCCACCACCGGCAAGCTGCTCGACCTCACGCTAAATGTGGGCGGCGGAATCGTGTTCTCGGGCGGCGTGATTGGCGAGACGTACCGCGGCAACTTCACGGTGTTCACGAACCAGGCGATGCCGACAACGCATCCCGGAATCGAGGTGACCTGATGGCTTGGATTCGTCGCCGCGTTCGGCGCACCGGCTGGCGCAACGTCTCAGACGAGCTAATCAACGGGTGGGCGGGGATGCTGTTCGTCGCGCGCGCCGATGACGCCGTGTTTTTTCGTGGGAAGCTCGACGGCACGACCGCTACCGCCGCCGCAGCATGGAATATCCCGCTCGGGTTCCGCTGCCCGCCAGTCACACACAACGGCAGTTACGACTACGGCGCTTCGCTCGCATGGACGGAGGACAACAACCCGTCGGTGCGTCGCCTCAACTACTACAACAACCGGCTTGCGGTCATCGGCTACCAGACGAGCGACCGCCTGTTGATCGCTGATTCGTTCCTGACCGTCAACGCTTGGCCGATCACATTCCCGGGAGTGGCGGCATGAGTTGGCTACGGCGACATGACACGGGCCTCCGTGACCTGACCGCGCTGATTGAAGCGCCGGTGACCTCGGGGCGGCTCCTCACCCGGCGACGCCAGGACAAGCTCATCGTCGTGCTCGATGAGTTGACGTTCACCGACCCGCCGTCGAACGTGACGATGCCGCGGCTCATCGCGGGCTGGCGGCCGGAATACCGCATCCGCGAACTCTGGTTCCCGTCCATCTCGACGCAGGGCGGCGGCTCCTATGGCATCTCGACGGCGGGCTATTTCAACCTGTACGGGGCGCAGGCTGGGCAGGCTATCTCGGCGCGTGCTGAGGTCGAAGCGCTCGGCGCGTTCCCGACGACGATGATGGGGGTCGCGGCATGAAGACGGATTGGCAGTCGATTCCGACCGCGGCGAGCGGACTGAAACCGCAGATGCCTGGTGAGCCGATCCAGTTTTTCCGGGTGAAGCGCGTCGGTGATCGCGCTCTGGTCGACCTCACCGGGCTTCGCCTCGATACCGAGAAACCCGGCCTGGCGAACCTCGGGCATCTCCCGGATTGGATGCGGCCGGAACTCCCGCACCAATACCACTGGGTGAACGATAGCCCTACGTCGCTGCATCCGTCGCTGTGCTCGGTGTACTACGGCCGCACGCTGTACTGGCACGAGACCCTGGCGAAGGGAATGCTCGTCGTTCAGCGACCGACGACGCTCCGCGGCGGGTTCGAGTACACCTGCACGGCACCTATCCCGCCAGATCTGATCATTGACTAGGGGGCGGCCATGCGTCTCGTCTCGCGTATCTCAGCCGGTAAGGGCCGCGTGGCGGCGGTCACGCTCCGCCTGATCTACGACGGTACCGAGACCTCTACGCCTATCGAGGTCACGGACCTACAGCTACAGCCGGGCGACCCGTCTGGTGTCGTACCGCACCCGCAGGACGTGAAGATCGAGACCGGCGGGCGGCAGTACCGCAACGGCGTGCTACCGCGCTCTGATGACACGGTGCTGGTGCTCGCGAACAACGACAGTGCAGCGCCGACGACCGTCACGGTGCGGCCGTCTGGCGTCGGCAACGTCAGGGTCGGTTCGTACCGGTTCGGCACGATCAACAAGACCGCGACCGTCGACGGTGGCAGCCACACCGCGACCCACGGGCACGGGCTCCCACCGATGCTCACGGAGCGCTCAGACGGGCACGTACCGGTCGATACGGAAGTGCCGGTGCATCTGACTATCGAGTGGCGCGAGCGCGCCTAGGAGGCCACGTGAGCGACCGTATTTGGTGTTGGACGGGGCATTTGTTCAATGACAGGACGCGCCTCGTGCTGGAGCATTACGGCGACCAAATCACCGACCTGAGCATCTTCGGGTGGCGCGTTGACGCGAACGGCAACCTGACCGAGACGTTCGACGCTGATTTGCTCGACCCGTACCGGGCGAAGTGGCCGCACATCAAGTTCTGGCTCGCGTTCCGCAACGACGGCGACGCGAGCATTTTCACGGCGCTCCGCAACAACGCTTCGGCCCGGGCGAACCTGATCGCTGGGCTCACGGCCGCGCTGGATGCTCGCCCGTGGCTCGGCGGAATCGATATCGACCTTGAGCAGGGCGGCGGCATCGCGAACGCACCCGCAGCAGAGGCGCTGTTTCAGCAGATTGCCGACCTCGCACGCTCGCGTGGCCTCGAATGCTCGGCGGCTCTGCCTCCGCTGACCATTGACGGCAGCGTGGGTGGGCAGGATTGGGCACGCTACGCGCAGCTGGGGCAGATTCTCGACCAGGTCGCGATCATGAGCTACGACTTCGCGTGGATGGGCAGCGCGCCTGGCCCGATCAGCCCTGGCTATTGGCTCCGGGACGTCTACGACTGGGCGGTCTCGCAGATCACGCCAAGCAAGATCCTCATGGGATTGCCGCTCTACGCCTATTTCTGGCGTATCGACACCTACCCTGCCGACCTCGGCTGGAACTTCCGCGGCGACAGTGGTACCTACTACGCCGCCTGGCAGCACTTCTCCGGGGTGCGTGCGCAGGACGGCTCCGACACGAACCCTGCAGGCTCCGGCAGTCATCACCGCATTGGTTGGCTCGCGTTCCGCGACGCCGACAGCAAGAGCGCGTGGGGCTTCACCGACGTGTATGACTGGCGCGACGCCTACTACTGGGACTCCGGCACGTCGCGGATAACTCGAGATTTCTTCGAGTCGAAGCCGTACATGGTGCGCTACGGGCTCCCGAGCGCGCTCGACCAGGGCGGTATGTGGCAAGTCACCGACAACTCCTCTGACACGGAGGGCGGCACCTACCGCATGAACGCGCGCTCCGTGCGCGACGTCAACGGCCGCTATGTGTCTCCGAAGAGCGGGTACACGGTCACGATGGAGCTCCTGAAGCGGTATCCGGTGGCGGCGACGATCATGGACGACAACGCGGGGAACGCGCAACAGCTCTCGAACTACTACGACGGCGACTGGGAGCAATGGTCGAACGAAGGCCGGAGCTATCACCAGTACCGGGGCACGGGCGCGCTCGACCTCTCGCACCAATTCAGCGGCTCGGTCTATCTACAGATTAGGGGCCAGTTCGCCACGGCGGGCTGGGTCGGCGTCACGGCGCGCGGCTACACGGTCGAGGTCAACAACAGCGGCACGCTCCGTATCAGGCAAGGGTCGACGGTGCTCGGCACCGCCTCGGTGCCTTCTCGGACAGTGGGCGACGCGGCAGGCGAATCCCGGTTCGTGCTCGCGATCCGGCTGCGCGAAAACAGTGTGCGCGCGTACTGGGCTGCGAACGAGAACACGGCACCGACCCGCTATCTCAGGGTCGCGGCGACACCGAACGGCGGCACGGTCGGCATCACGGCCACCAGCACTGCCTGGATCGACCACGTCTACGTTGGCGACGGCTGGTGGTACCAGCCGCGCGAAGCAGTCACGGTGAAGATCGGCAACCGGCAGAAAACACTCGGTCGGTTTGAGCGCGACGGCATCACCTGGGACAGCCACGGACGTTTCCGGCCGCTCGCTGACGTCGATGAGGAGCAGACGCGCGAGGGCGAGACGCGCTCCATCGCCCTCGACTGGGTGTATGACCACTGGAAAGACATCCCCGTCTACCCAGACACTCCCACCGACGTCGAGGTCATCGCGACCGACCACGACGTGTGGGTCGGCCGCGTCATCATCCTCGACAAAGCCGGAAGCTTCATCGCCTACTGGTCGGACGCGGAAACGATCGTGCACTGGCGCGACCGAGCACGCCTCGACTACCGACTGTCCGGCATCGCGTTGTGGTCACTCGGCCAAGAGGATTTGCGCATCTGGGACCGGCTGCGCGGCGGCGAGCTCACGCCCGAAACCAAGCGGCTCGACCGCTGACACCAACCCCGCAGGGGGAGGCCGCCAGCGACCAGCAGGCGGAACACACCACGCACCCTCCGGGGTGCGTTTCTCATTTAGGAGAGAAATGGCATACGCATACACCGTCGAGTCATCTGCGGCGGGGCTGTGGGCCGAGCCCACCGGCACCGGAAACCCCACCGGCTTCGCCATGCGCAGCGGTATCCAGCAGGAGCTGAAGCGCATCGGGCGCTATAGCGGGCCGGTTGACGGCGCGTGGGGTCCGAACACCATCAAGGGCATCCAGCGGTCAATCGCGGCCGGTAACTACTACCACGGACCGATCGACGGCGCTGTTGGGAAGAACACCTGCAACGGCGTGGTTCTCTACTCGCAAACCCGCGGAGGAAACCTCACGTCGGGCGGTGGATGGAACAACATCATCTGGAACGCCTTTTGGAAGCGCCTCAAGGGCGTCCCGAAGGAACCGACTCCGATCGGCTAGTCGACTGTCGTAACGGTCGCGTCACCGTCAACTAGCTCGCACAGGTGCGACGGGAAGCCGCCCTCAAGGGTGCTTCCCTCGAATAGCACTGAGTATCCGCCAGGGATCGTGTCTACGGTCGGCGGGTTGATCGAGTGCTGACGCGCCCAAATCTGTTCGAGCGTGGTGCTCTCGGTGACCACGTCGGCGTAGTCGTCGGCGATGTAGTCGAGGCCTGCCTGGTAGCAGGTTTCGGCGGCGGCGTCGCGGTCTGCGCTTGCTGCAACGGTCGGTGCGGGTGCCGGGGTCTTCGTATCGAGGGCTCCGGCGCTCGCGGTCGCGCATCCCGCGAGCAGCGGCAGAGCAACAGCGGTGGCGGTAAGGGCAAGAAGTCGGCGCATACCCGTCATCGTATCCGCGGCCACCGACACGCCCGGTCACAACAACACAACATTCCAGCGCCCACGAGGGGCGCTTTTTCATGCCTGAAGGAGGCACCCCATGGCCACTGTCGACGCTGTCGCAGCCTGGATGAACAAGACTTACCCGACCCGAAACCACGACCAGCAGTGTCAGCGCCTCGTGTGGAACGTCATTTACTACCTCATGGGGTACACCCGTGACTCGCAGATGGTGACGTATCCGACGGCGCGGGCGGCGCGTCTCGCGTCGAAGATCGAATCGACGAATGCGAGCAAGGCACCCGCGGGCGCGATCCACTACTGGCAGAACCCGGCCGCGGAAGGCCACGTCGGCGTGAGTCTCGGCGGCGAGTCTGTGTTGATGACCGGCACGTCGGCTGCGCTCGGTGCCGGCGGGCAGCTCCTCGGCAACAACTACGGCATCACCACCGTCTCCGCGTACACGCGCGCGAAGGGCAATCCGTACCTTGGCTGGTCGCGGCGTAACGGCTCGAATGCGTCCATCGTCGGCAAGATCGCAGGCCGCGCTTCCTCGAACGCCGCCGCATCCTCGTCGTCCAAGAGCGCGACGAAGGCGCAGTGGAAGACGATTCAGACGTGGCTGAAGAAGCTCGGACGCTACTCCGGCCCCGCGGATGGCGTGCCTGGCATCAACACGTGGAAGGGTGTGCAGCGCACCGTACGCGACCGCGCAGGCTACACCGGACCGATTGACGGCAAGCCCGGTGTGAAC